TTATCTCCCTTCCAATTATCTTTTATGCCGATAACTTTATTATCAAATTGTATTCTAATTCTACCCTTATTATCTTTTATCAATTTGCCATTTTTAACAATCTCATCAATCATTTTTAAATCTAGATCAGGGTGTTTATCGATAATATGAGCTAAACCATAGCCTTTATGTTTTATCTTATCTGTTACCTCTCCCCAAACCAAATCAATATCCCCTAAATCTTTTCTATGAAAAGCACCTGCTACCTGTCCTTGTTTTTCAATGAGTAGTTTTTGTAAAGCACCTTTTCCATCGTGATAATATTCTGCATAATTTTCGCCAAATTCTTTTAAAGGTTGTATGTTTAATTCTTGTTCGATTTTACCCCTTAAAGCACTTGGAATATCTTTTTTTACACCTTTATTTGTGCTTTCTTTGGCATTGATTATCATCTGTCTAGTTAAGTTGTATTCAACAGTATTTAAATTCATATTATCTAAAAAATCAAAATTATAATCTTTATTCTCTTTTAGAAAATTATCATATCTTTTTAGAATATCTTCACTAGCCTTTTTATCATTTTGTATTTTTTCATCAAGTCTTTGTTTTACGCTTTTTTTATTCTTTTTCTCTATTTCTTTATTCTTAATATTATCTTTTATATCATCCATTAAGTTTTTTTTAGGCTTAGCTTGGGTAGAATTTTCGTTAGAGAACGACACTTGCTTTGTCTCTGAAGATGCCCTAGATGTCGGTAAGGCTCTCGCATTATTATAATACACTACTTCAGCATTTTTCATTTTATTTTTTATATTATTTTGTTTCTTTGGTGAATTGCTAATTATAGTCAAGTGCGTTTCATAGTCTTTACCTATACTTGTAAAATAAGTTTGATTATCTATATTTTTAATAAAAATAAAATCATCTTTATCTTTTAAGATTGCCTGTGGGCTTTCTAAAGTTTCTTTGATATGTGGTATGTATTTAATTCTATCTTTTTCAATCAGCTTTAGTAAACTTCCTTTTGTAAGTTTTATTTCTCTATCTTTTAAAGCTATCTTTGCTTCTTTTGGTATATTAGGGATATATTCATCATCGATATTTTTAAGATTGAAAGTTTTCATCCATTCATTTCTAACATCTTTATTTATAGTATACTCTTTGCCATTTTTGCCTATAAATCTTAAAGAATTGTCTTTAGGATCAGCTTTATCCATGAAGAAGTTGTCGCCTTTGATTAAATCTTTAACTTTTGAATTAAATTCTTTTCTAGCCTCTTGTGCTTCTTCTTTTAATGTTTTATCTTTAATACTTGATATAAATTCTTTAGCTGATTTATCAAAATCTTGTAAAGTATTGATATTAGCAAAGCCTCTTCGCATTTGTATTCTTAATCCAGCTCTTTTGCTAACTTCCAATAGCCTCATAAAATAAAATGCTATATAATCAGTGAAATTATTAACAAGCATTGTTTTAGATCTTTCTATGAAATTTGTACTTATTCCATGTCCTAGTTCTTTTGCTTTTGAATTTAAAATACCATCTATTACAGTTTCAAAGTTAGTACGTAAATAACCTATTGTTTTTAAAACTTCAATCTTCTCTTGTCCTGATTTGCTTTTTGGTTTAAAGTTTTCAAAATTATCCATGACCGCTTTATAATTTACTGCAAATTTGGGATTATTGGCATCTCCTATATTTACTTTATTTTTTTCTAAAGCTCTAGTTATTATTTGATTATCTAAAACTTTAATCTCATCATCATTAAGTCCTTTTGTTATAGCTTCATAATTCTTTTTTGGATTAGTTTCATTAAGTATTTTATCTATATCTTTTGATATCTCTTTTTCACTTCCTTCTAGTTTTTTTCCTAATTTACTTTTATCATATACTTTAAAATCTGCATAATCTTTTCTAATCTTGGTTAAAATCTCTTTTGCTTCTTGGGGATTATCAGCACTTTTTACTATATTTTCTAAAAATGCATCTTTTAAGCTATTTAAAAAATCTTTATAGTTGTAACTTGAGCTTTCTTTTATTTTATTGCCTATAGCATCAATTCTATCGTAAATCTCTTTAACGCTTTTACCATCTAATGCACCGCTTTTTGCTTCATGAATAAAATTTTTTATCATAGCTGGTGTGCTTTCACTATAAACACTTGAGTTTAAAACTATATCATCTATGGTTTGCTTATCTACTTTTACACCATTTGGATTAAGTTCATCTAGTTTATCAAGTCCTTTTCCAAATTCATCATAAGCTCTTTTTGCTCTAGCATCTCTTAAAGCATAAAGCTCATCAGCCTTAGAAGCATTATTTAAATTTAACTCTTTTAATATAGCCTCATCTTGTAAGTGTAAAGAGTTTGCAACCTTATTTGCCATTTTAGGGTCATTTGCTAAAACACTTCTTGCCATATTAGCTAAATCATCATTCATAAAAGAAAGATTAATAAGATCTTGTTGATTCAGTGCTGCTTCTTTTGAACCTATATTTTTACTAATATTATTTAGTGAATTAGTTACGTTGTCTGCTGCATTTTTTACAAAACCATTTTTTGCAGTATTTGAGAAATCTTTTATTTTGCTTGCCACTCCATCAACTAATGCATTTCCTTGATTAACTTCTAAAGGCATAGCTCTTGATTTTTGCAATATATCATCATAATTTCTATTTCCGCTTTCTATTAGCTCTCTTGCATAAGCTTTTGAAGTTTCGCTACCTTGTGAAGCTAAATCATTTAAAATACTAGGGCTTATTTTTCTAAGCTTATCCCCTATATTTTCTTTTAAATTACCACCTTTTACTGCCATGCCATCTATCATATCTTTACCGGCTTGTGCTCCTGTTTTTGCCATATTATAGGTATTTTTTAAAGCTCTTGCTCCTTTGACAACTCCTGCAAAAGCTGCATCACCTATTAAAGAAAGTCCCGCATTTTCACCCATAAGCATAAGAGCTTCTTTTAAATTTGCATCTTGATTTGTATCTTTTGTATTTCCGTAGTAATCATATCCTGCCCCTAAAGATGCACCTAATGCACCACCTGCAACCATACCAACTCCGCCACCTAGCATTGTACCGCCAATGGCACCTGCTGTTCCTAAAGCCATACTAGCACCATTATCTCTTAATCCACGATATAAATCACCCATTGTGCTACCTTGCACTTTAGAATAATTTCCGTTATTATCTTGCACCCAATAAGATCCATCATCATCTTGCAATAATCTTCCACGCCCTGATTTTTGCAACTCATCGCCTAAATCTCTCATAAACTGATTACTTTTTCTTGCTACTTCATTATCATCAGCAAAAATAGGTTTAGAAGCATTAAATTTAGATTGCTTATCTAAAATATAATTACTTAAATCATCAGCATTCATGGATGGATTTTTATTATAATCATATAAATCCCTTTTATATTCACTAATATTGCCCATAGGATTTGTTAAATTTTGGTCTTTGAAATTATATTTTTCATATTCTTTATCATATTTATCTTTATTTTTATAAAAATCATTTATTACTTCATTTTTTAAATTTGATAAATATTCACTTGTATTTTGATTTTCACTTTGACTTGTTCCATCTTGCAAAAATGAAATAATGTTATTTTCTTGTGGTTTTTCTAATAAAAATTCTCTTATATTCATTATATTAATCCTTGTTTTTTTAATTCTTTTACGCTAACTTGCATTTTTCTACCTGCTTGATTAACTAATATTACATTACCATTAGCATCAGGCTCTGATATTTGAGCATTAATTCCATTAAAACTAACGCTATGTAATTTTGGTGTATTTTGATTTTGCACTTCTAATGTATTTTTGGCTAAATCATTTTGTATATTTTGATTAGTTGTTGAATTACCTATAATTACTGCATTTTTACTAGGTTTTGAGTATTTTTCATCCCAATAAAAAGCTTTTACCTTTGGAGCATAATTGTTATAAAAATCCATATTATTTTTATAATCTTCTATAGCACTTTGTTTCTCAATATTTGTTTTTGCGTTTCCTAGTCTTTCTGCTAATTCCATTTTAAAAGAGTTTGGAGCTTCTGCTAACCATTCTCCTGCTAATGCTTGAGCTACCCTTTGATTATTTGCTTCCATAGTATAACCATTAATAGGGAAATTGGCTTGTATATTCTCTAAATTCCATTTAGCATTTTTACCACCCCTTAATAAATCACTTTGCATTCTTTTTAAAAATAAATCACTTGCATCATTTAAATCCGTGCTTTGACTTCCCCATCCACCAAAACCACGCTCTATAGCTCCATTCCAAAAACCATGGGTTGTATCATATGTTTTACCTTGATTATTTGCTAAATCTAAAAACTGAGCGTCTGCTTTATATCTTGTATTGTTTTGTAAATTTGCATTGTTTTGACTATTGAAACCTTGAGTATTACTAAGAACTCCATTTAATAAATCTTGCTCTTTTTGTTTTGTATTTATCTCATTTTGTAATTTTTGAAGTTCTAATAATCCTTTTTGATAATTTAAATCCTTGTAAGCCTTATTAGCATTTATCGCTTGCTGTCTTAAAGCATTTTGCATGGCATATTGTCTAGCTCTTTGGTTATAATTCATTTGCCATTGCTGATCTGCTATATTTGCTCTTTCTTTTTGATAATCAAAGTTTCTCTCATTTTGCAAAAGCTGATTATTTTGCATAGCCTGATTAAATTCCATTTGTTGCTTTCTTAAATCTTGCTCTTGCTGAAACTCATTAGCTTTAACTTTATCATCAAAACTTTTGCTCATGATGTCATATAAGACACCACCGACTTTTCCTGCGTTTTGTATAACGCCTGTATCAGGATTAAATACTACTCTTTGTGGGTTATAAAATGCCATTTTGTTTCCTTTATTCTTTCTTTTAAAATAAAGGATTTAAGGAAGTTTGTGTATAATTTTAAAAGGTGTGGTGCCAAGGGTCGCCACCCTTAGCACTAAATTACCACCTAGAAAGGCGGTGAAATAAGATGCTACAAATCTTAATAGTTATTATACTACTTTGTATTATTGTTGTCAATGCAAATTAACAATCAATAAACAAAGCCCCTTATACAAGGGGTTAAGATTTACCCTTTAAAACAAACTCCTTAAATCCAAATCTATTTAATTACTCCAAACACTTTGAAGTTTATTTTCCGTATTCTTTCTTCTATTTAATTCTTCATTAGCTAGATACTTATTGAAGTTATAAGCATCTTTTTGTAGCTCATAATTCTTTTGTGCCATCTTTTGCTGATTATAAGCACCATATAAAGCACCAGCACCGCCTAAAACATTTCCTAATCTATCAAAATTAGTTACTTTATTTGCATCAGAACTTTTAAATAACCAATCTCCAAAATTACTAAAAGAATTTTTTAATCCATTTAAAAAACCACCACTGCTACTTGCTAAATTTGGAGTGAAATTGCTTGTTTTCATCAAAGTATCTGCAAAACTAGAGCCTAATCCTGTACCACCTTTTAAAGCTGTTATAAAATCCATAATTTCTCCTTTATACTAAACTTAATAATTCTTTGCCTAGATCTATCTCGCTAACTTCGCCTTTTTTTAACTTATCGTTAAAATCACTAGTTCTTACATTATTATTTGCACTTGATAAATCTTCAGCTTTTTTGGCATTATTTGATTTTCCTACCAAATTAAGTAAGGTTTTCCAGCTGTCAATATTACCTTCGCCTAAACCATTTAATTTTGTAGCAAGTTCTGCCATAGCCTTTAAATCCGCATCAGGATAGGCTTTTCTTAACTCGCTTTCTACTTGTGCGTATTTAGCGATTAGTGCATCTTGTTCTTCTTTGTCTTTTTGCTTTTTATCAAGCTCTTCAAGCCTTTTTAATTTCTCATCAAGTCCATCAAGTCCTAATTCTTTTAAATACTGCTCTCTTTGTAATTCTTGTTCGCTTGGCTCTTTTTTTGGATTTTTTAAAGATTCAAGCTCACCCATTAAAGCATTTAATTTGTTGTCATTTTCACTTTTATAAGCTTCAAACATCGCCTTATAATCAGGCTCGTTCTCATTATCAACCTGCATAGGTTCATTATCTTCTACTTGCGTAGGTTCATCGCCATTATTAGCAACTTGTCCTTTATCATCATCTGTTATGACATTTATTAAGTCTTTTAAAGCATCATTTTCCATCTTCTTCATCCTTTATTTTATTGATTATTATGTCTAAAAAAGCCATAGTATCTAAAGCTTTTAACCTTAACTCTTTCTCATCATTATTTTTTGCTATATAAAAACATTCACTATATTTTGCTTTGATAAAATCTATTAATTTCTTTCCTCCTTTGGTTTTAGATATATCGCTTTTAATTTCAATATTAAGCATTAGCTTCTCCTTGCATTTGTGGATTAATATCTTCATTGTTTTCAAAAGCAAATAAACTATTTACATTCTTTACACCTAAAATTGGTAATAATTCTTTAGTAAGTTCTTTGCTAGCATTTATAATCCCATAAGCAGAATTTGCATCGCCTATGCTCATATACATTTGATATAATTGTGAAAAAACTTGCATACTAGCTTGAATTCCTGCACGTCTAATTTCTTTATTCATGGCACCTGTGCCGGTTTGAATTTTAAATCTAAAACTAGGTATATCCTCTCTTTGATAACCATTGAAAAAACTATCTTCGCCATACTTAAAAACAAGCATTGCAAATCTATCAAATAAAGGCTCTATAAAAGTTTCGTTATACTGTCTTATATAGTCAGCACTTCTTCTTCCGCCTTCTTGTGCTTTTATGCTAATTTCTGTTGCTGTTTCATTTTGTGCAGTTTGAGCTCCATTGTTTTGTGGACTAACTCCTGTAACTTCTGTGAGTTCGCTTTCTAAAAGCTGTAAATTCATTCCCGCACTATTTACATTTGGTGGTGGTAATATTTGCACACCCTTTGGATCGTCTGTATATATTGGTTTTCCTAAGGTTTCTATATCTTCTCTGCTTACTCCCATTGATTTTGGCATCATTATTTTAGGCATGATATGAGTTCTTACTGCATCTATTAAAAGATTTCTAGTTATATTAATTTCATCTTGCAAAGGCATAGCAGAAGCCATTATAGGCTCGCCATAAGCACTTACATAGTTTTCGTTATCTATCTTTTTAAGTTGTGGTAGCATTGAACCCCAGATAAAAGGCTGTCCATCTTGCAAAGTAACTTCATTTCTAAGTAAATTATTTTCAAATAAGGTAGAAACCACCCACTCATCATCGTTTTTTCTTTCATAAATATCATAAAGCTTCACTTTTTTATACTCATCATCTTCGTCAAAAAGCTTTTGGATTTCTATGTTTTTATAAAATCCTAGCTTTTGTCTTTCATGGATCTGATTATAAGTTAGATAAATTTCATTGACTATATAGCCTACATCTTCACTATTTAATGCATTTGGATCAAAGAATATACTATCAATATCTACTCTTTCAATGCGTGGCATTCCTTTATGCCAAGTAACCTTAGCTATACTTGTTCCCACAAGTAAAACATCTAAGAAAAGCGGTTGAAAAATCTTAAACATATTGATTTTACCACTATAAAAATCAATTGCATTCTGCCATAGCTCTATAATCGTATCATCGCTATTAATGTAAGTTTCAATATCTGCCATTCTCTCACTATTAAAATACACATCATTTAAGCTAGTGATTAAATACTTTACCTTAGCGTTTATTTTTGGTATGTAGATACTTGATTTATTTCTTTTTCTTAGTTTTTGCATTACCTTATTTTCAAGCAAATAAGCATCTTGCAACTCTTTAAAGTGTGGTTTGTAATTTTCATATCCACTTTTACTTTCGCTAATGAGTTGTGTTAAAAACGACACTCTCTCATCATTAGTTCTTTTTGTTTTCATTCATAATTCTCCATATTGTTGTTTTGCTTAAATTTGTTATTTTTAAAATATCTTTTTCATTCACTCCTTTTTCAAATAAAAACTCCGCAAATTCTCTTTTAAATTTCTTTTTAGAAATATTATTAAATCCTGATACAAGTTCTAAAAACTCATTAGCCAAGCTTGACTTTATTGCATCATCACTTAAGTTTGAAATCTTTTTAATCTTATTTACATCAATTGCATCATAGATCATTAAAAACTCACCAGCCATCATAACTCCAATCTTCATTAGTATTGTTTCTGCTGTATAGTTTTTCAAAAAAAGTTAATGCCACCGCATCGCTAACATCAGGACTTTTGCCATAATTCTTTTTTAATTGTTCTTTTGAAACTATCTTTAAAAGCCCCTTGTCGCTATATTCATATTCAATCATTCTCATATCTTTTTTTAATTCTTCATCTTTAACAAGCTCCATGTGTTTTAAGTTTTTAGCAAATGTAAAATACATTTGCGCTCTTTTATTTAAGTATTCATTACTGGTTGCAGAATTTGCAGAATTTGCCTCAAATACAGGCAAACCATAATTTAACAAGACATCATATACGCCAACGCCAAGACCACAAGTATCTATAAAAATTCCTTTAGGCTTATCTTCACTTTGGTTATATTCGGCTAGTATTTTGTTTGCAAGCTCCATAGTTCCAAGTTGTGAGTATTTTTTAATCTCATAAATTACAAAACCTTTTCTTTTTGCAAGAACACTCTTATCATCTCCATATCTTGCTACATCAAGCCCCCAAATATTCTCGCCTTGCATTTTTTCAATACTAAAAGAGTTCTTGCTCATCGCATTTTCAATTTCACTTAGAGAAAATAATTCAGCACTCGAGCTATCTATAAACTCGCCATAAATTTCTTGCTTGACAACTTCACTACCTTCTCCGCCTACTTCTTCAATTAATTCTTTAATTTGCTCTTCTTTTAAAAATGGATTATCATAACTTGAGAATTGAAAATGTTTCCAATTTTTATCGCTGAGTTCTTTTCTGCAAAGTTCATAAAATAGATTTTTTCCTTTAGGAACTCCACCGATAATCGCTCTTGATTTAGGGTTATCAAGCAACATAGGTCTTATAGCGTTATACCAAAGATACTCTCCTTTACTACCTTTTAAAATAATTCCTGCTTCGTTTAAGATAACAAGGTCGTATCCAAAACCTTCGATATTTTCACTTCTTTCAGCACTTCTCATATGAAGCACTGCTCCATTAATAATTAGTTTCTTATCTTGCACACTCCATGAGTAAAAATCTTTTGGCAAGTTTTTTAACTCAGGTGTAAAATATAACTCGTAATAATTTTGTAAATTTGCTTGTATGGTATCCACCCATAAAACATTTTGTCCTAAAAGCAAGTTTTCGATAACAAACTTAGCACTTCCCCTTGTAAAACCAAGTCTTCTGCCCTTTGCTACAGTTATAAAGCGTGGATTTTTATCATCAAAAACTTTAAGTTGTGCCGGAGTGTAAGAAAAATCGATTTTTAATTTCATTTGATTTCACTTCTTATAATTTCAATTTTTTGAACGTTATCGCTGACAACTTCTTGTTTGTCTACATAACCGTGCTGATTTTTTAGCAAGAACATACTAACGCTAGGAGTATAAGTACCGATTAAGGAATGGTTTAAAATATCCATTTCACACCTTTGTTTTGCATTTGCTACTATTTCTCCAAAATCTTTATCTTTTTCCCACTCATTTAAAGTTTGCATTGAAATCCCTAAATGCACAGCTAATCCCACTTTTGTTTTAGGTGCAAAAATAATACTCTCCTTAGTTTCTTTTAAGACAACTCTTTCATTAAAATAACTCTCTATTTTTGAAACAAGCTCTTCTTTTGTCATACTTTTGCCATTAGTCATCATTCTAGCCATCAAGCCACCCCTTCTTTAAAATCAAATTCTTTGATTTCTAAGTTTAAAAAAGATTTTTTAAAACTAATAATCTCATAATCGCCTTTTAAAACATTCTTATCGTTTTCAAATAACGCATCTAACACGCATTTTACGATATTGTCCCCATCGCCATGCCTTTTGCTGTTAAATCCTATTTTTAAAGAAAACTCATATTTCTTTTGCTTATCAAAGGCTTGAAAACAGCTAATATTATTTTGTCTTCTAAACTCCATTTGCAAGAGTTTTTTAAAATCTAAATATTTAAGATAATCTTTACATGCAAATTTAGATCTTTGCGTGGTTCTTTTATAAGGAACTGGGTTGCTTTTTAAATCAATTTTTAAAATATACTTTTCCATTTCAGACTTTCTTAAATTTAGCTTATGCGTTTAAAAGCTATTTTGCTTTTAAGAATTTTTTCAAATCTGCTCTTATTCTCATTAAATAGCCTTTTTTCTTCAGCTTTTTCAAGCTCTCTCATTTCATCTAAAGTTAAAACTCTTTCTATTTCTCGCACTGGTAAAGAATACTCTAAATCTCTTCCTATCCTATCTTGATTTTTGAACATGAAATCAACTAAAGCTTCTTTAAATTCTCCATTAGCTATTAAATCACCATCTTTATAAGTGATTTGCTTAAAAGCATTGATACAAATTAAAGAATCTATCGATTCTTGATTCATTTTAATTTTTTGATTGCTTCCGTAATTTGCAAAATATGAGTATTTAAAATCTCCTTGAAAAACTCTAAAACAGGCTTGATTTTTGTATTTATTGCAAAGCCATTCTAAAAATATTTCCTTATCTTCAAAACGCTTTTTAAACTCGATTTCAGCTCTTTTGCAAACTCTTCTTAATTTCTCATAGGTTGTCCCTACGATATTCTCTCTTTCTAAAGTTTCGAAATAAAAATCTAAGAAAGCATGAATATCCTTTGCATCTTGCAAATATCTACCTACTATATCAGTTGCTTGAGCCTTATTAATTTCCAATAAGTCCATTAAAATTTGTATTTTTTCTTGCATTTTTTACTCCTTAAAAGCATCCTAAGAGATTAACTTCATTTTCTTTTTTCATTCCGTAATACTCCATCAAGCTATCAACCACACTAGGATTGGCTTCTTTTTTTCTGTTAAAACGCTGATTTTTTCTTGCTTCATTTTCTTTAGCGTATTTAAGCCATGTATAAAGACTTCCTGCCACACTTGACATTCTTTTTCCATTTCTCTTCCATTCCCTAGCATCCCAATAGCCTATAAAATCATTAGCCAACT